TGTTTGCCTACATGTTGTAACTGAATCCCAGTTATCCCGTTATTTGTTAGTTCAATATTTTTATAGTAGTCTTTAATTTTCTTTAAAAATGAGTCATCTGATTTATTTGATTCAAGATAATTTAAAATAGTAAGTGTTTCATTAAATTGCAAAGATTCAATAATGTGTTGCATAAGTATTTTATCTAACAACTCTTTATCTTCTCCTTCTGAGATTAAACGATTTATGACGATACTACAATATTTATACCAATTTTTATCATCTAGTGTTTGTAGTGTATTTGCAATATCATAGTTATTTTTCATTGTTGTTATTAATTCTTCAGCATCAACTGCCAGTTGTTTATCTGCTCGTTTCTTCTGCTTTTTCTTTGTTTTTAAATCTACATTTTTTGATTCTGCTATAGATTGTTCATTTACATTTTTTATTTCAAATATTATACTTTCTCGTTTATAATCGACTGGAACTGTTCTATCATACAAAGAAATATTCTTGTTATCTAATTCCATCGGTTGAAACAAATACATATCACCAATATTTACTAGTCTTCCTAATCTATCATAATAATCGGTTATATATTCATTTTTATCTTCTACCATTTGATTTAAAGCAGCGTTTATCTGTAAAACTGGATATTGTCTTATTGCGTTTATTTCTGCAATTAATCTGGCTTTTCTGTAATAAAATCTCTCTTTGAAAAGTTGTTTAATCCTATAAATAATTTTATCATTATTCATCATTATAAATTGCTCTCCATATGTATCATATGTTATATCATCTTCACTAATCATAGTTTCTGGCTTACACGTGTATGCACATTTATCCATGTAATCACAAGTAGATGAATAAGGTTTATCTCCAACTTGATAATCTAAAACAATACCACTAGAGAGATTTTGTTTAACAACTGTATTCATTAATTCAACAGCAAATGTAGTTTGATCAATATTTAACAAACAGTCTATTGCAGTTTCTTTTAATACGCGACTAACGTTCCCTATTTGTAAAGCTTTTAGTTCTGCCAATCTATAAACATATAAATCAGCCGCCTCTTCTCTTGTAGAGTTTGTTATAATTGTCCCGTGGAAGTATATTTCAACATTTCGTTCGTTAAATGGCAACATTTTATGACTACATGTTCTTACAGCACGGCCAATAATTTGCTCTAATCTATTTGTATTATACCATGGTTCAATAATATGTGTTTGTCTTATAAACTTGAAATCTAATCCTTCTGATCCTGCTTGCGATATTAATATTACTTTAACTTGGCTACCATCTTTATTTAACTCATTTGTTGCTAATTTTAAGTCTTCTACGTTATTTGGAGAAAGAGCATTATCACCAGTAATCATAATATAGCTTGCAGGCTTGAAATCTTCTGTTTTTACATTTGCAGGTTCATATGTTAATGCATCAATTAATGGTGCTGGTTTTCTTTTAAACAGATTTTGCCCTTTTCCAGCACGACTAAACCCCAATTCTTCTAATGCTAATGCCATCGGCACTAATCCTGCGTCAATCCACTGTGAGTAAATAAGTACTACTCCAGTAGAATTAATTATCGTATCGCAAATTGTTTTAATTTTACCGGAATATTTCCCAATCTCACTCGGCGAAAAAATAGCGCCATAATCGTCTGTTTTATATTCAAAATTACCTTTAAACATTGGAGATGTGCTCTCTTCATATTTCATTATTCTATTTAATCCGGATTTTCCAACTAACTCTTTTGAATCAAACGATGGTTCTTCATCTAAAAGTCTTTTATCTGGATAAATTATATTTAAAGCTTCGAGTGGTCTTTGTAAAATAGTATATCCAAATGCTTCCATATTCTCAAATGATGGCATTTTTCTATCACCCACTCCATAATCGCCACGTTTTAGTTTATTTATAATATAATTATAAGCATTTTCTTGATATTCGCCTATATCACTTAAATATACCGATAATATTTCTAAAGGCTGCACAATAGGAGTTCCATTTAATTGAACTGTTGGTCTTTGTAGCACTGCATATGTATTTTTAGGTGAAAACTCACTTGGCCATATTCTAAATGGAAAAGTATATGGATTTTCTCCTCTAACAAACGAAACATATCCAGTTGCTTTTCGCATCAATAATTCCTTTCCTATTTCTCTCCCATCACCATCTAGTTTAAATGAACCGTCTCCGTTAAAAATATCTCTTATTGAAAAAGTAGCACGCCTATCATTGGTATTTAAAAGATTGAGTAACCAAACAATTTCTTTATAGCTATTGTACATTGGCGTTGCCGATAATAACAATAATCTTAGATTTGGAACATTTTCCACAAGTTTTGTTAATTCGCTTGCAACCCTTTTGTCTTTTTTGTCATCTGAAATACGAATATTATGTACTTCATCAATAATGATAAGCCTATTAATAAAACTTTTAATTAATTTCTCTTTCATCACTCGTTGTTTTTTATCATCGCTCATATCACTTGTGACTTTGGATTTCTTTGAAATATAATTTGCAAACTCAATGTATCCTAGAAAAAGATAAGCCGTATTTATAATTCTTTTAACTTGTCTAACTACCTTATCTTTACTCAATCCTTGCATATTCATAGGGTTGATTTCTTTCATATATTTGTTGCCGGTACATGCTCTTATATTCCATAGCCCATTTACTAATTTAAGTTTTCTTTCATCAAATAGTTGTAATTTAAAATTATCTTGTACATTTGGTGCTGCGACAACAATAATTCTTTGTGTAATACCCATTTGTTTTAAGTAGTCCCTCATCTCCTCTGCAACGCTGATAGCTGAACAAGTTTTCCCAGAACCTAGGCCATGATATAAAAGTAATCCGTTATATGGTGTTTGAAAAGACAAAAAGTTTCTTACAAACATTTGATGTGGTGCTAATTCAAACTCTGCATTACACAACTTATCTGCAATCTCAATAATTTTACCCTCCTGTTTTCCTTGATATCTGGTATCGCTAAACTCTTTTCTTTTCACAATTTTTTCATTAAATCTTGGATCATCCAATGATGGATATAAGTATTCATAATCGCCTTCATTTGCTATTATTTGTTCTCTATTTTTATTTTCTACATCTTTTAATAAATTATTATCTATTCCACTATCTAGAACAGGTATATCAGACATCTATATATATACTTTATGAACATATTCTGTAAGTGTTTAATAATTTATTAACTTTATTGAGAACCTCTTTTTTCTCTAAATTATATGGTCTTATCTTTTCCATTGCAATATCAAATGGAAACCATTCTACTTTGCTAACTTCCGTTTCCTGATAACTACTTGGAACATCTATTTCATCGTCCATATAAGCAACATAGTAGCAATGTTTATAAGATTTATAATTTGAACCAGTAAATATTTCTTCAAAAGGGATAACATTTTGCATAACTTTCAATAACTTTGACGAATAACCGGTTTCTTCCTCAAACTCTCGTAGAGCACAGGATATATCTTTTTCTTGATAATTTCTCCTTCCCTTTGGAAACCCCCATTCTGGCTCATTCCAATTAGTAATACTACTTTCCGTTAAAGATTCTAAATTATATTTATGAGAATCAGATTCTACACCCTCTTTCAATAAATGAAATCTTTCTCTTGACACACGCTCTTCGCCACGATACTGTATTCCAATGCTATCTCCCCAGAGCTCGCTCCATAAAGTTTTAAACTCTCCTGTTACAACTTTTTTCTTCTCAGCATTAGTCATCTCATTAAAAATATTTGTTAAATAGTCTTTATTATAAACAGGATACTTACCTCTCATAAAATCTACATATCCTAAACTATCTTTTCTACAAATCATTAAATATTCATATTTGTTTGTCGCTTTACTTTTTCTAAAAACGATAACTCCTATACTAGTTATTGGGTGCTTACACTGATGAAATGCATGACCGGTTTCTCCGCAATTATTACAAAAATTATAAGGTCTGGACGACATACTATTATTAGTTATTATATTTGTCTTTTTATATCTGTTATTGTAATGACACTAGATCCAAAAATATGGGGCCCACAATATTGGTTTGTTTTACATACTATAGCCTTATCTTATCCATCAAACCCAACAGAAACTATGCGTAAAAAGTTTTATGACTTCTATCAAAACTTGCCACTTTTTATACCGATCGAAGAAATTGGTAACAACTTTAGTAAGTTTTTAGATAAATATCCTGTTACGCCATATTTAGAGTCAAGACAATCTTTAGTAAGATGGACACATTTTATTCATAATAAAATAAATGCAGCATTGGCTCTGCCTACAATGACAATGGAAGAAGCTATGACAGATTACTATGCTAAGTATAAGCCTAAATCTATAAAAGATAATGAAGAACGAAAAAGGCGCGAAAAAATAATATTTTCAGGCTTTGTAGTAGTAGTTGTGGGAATGATCGTTTATTTTTATAGAAAATAAAGTTTTTAATCTATTTTTATATATAATGAAGACACGTTCATATAAAAAATCTAAAAACAATGAAACACGAAAATTGCATACATCCCGAGATATTGCCGGAAAGCCTATTGCAGCTGGTGGATTTGGTTGCGTTTTTAAACCACCAATTAAATGTAAAAAAGTGAATCTTAGAGAAAAGCAAAATAAGAAAGACTATGTTTCAAAGCTTATGAAAAAAAGATATGCTAGAGAAGAAATGGGTGAAAATACTCGCGTGAAGAGGATTATTTTAAATATACCAAACAATGAAAAGTATTTTTTGTTGAACAATATTTTTAAGTGTGACCCAAATAATTTAGAGGCAGAAGACCTTATAGATTTTAATGATAAGTGTAGGAATATGGGAAATATGGGAATTACTAAATCAAACGTGAATAATAATCTAGGTAAGCTTTCTCTAATAAATATACCGTATGGAGGAGAAGCTTTATCTGACTATATTAGCGATTTAAAAAAATCACTTCATACAAAAAATGGAAAATTGCGCTTTTATCATTTAAATAATATGCTCATTGAACTTCTAGAAAATGCTATAATCCCAATGAATAAATTGGGATTAATTCATAATGATTTGAAAGCAGACAATATACTTGTGGAAAAGGTTGATGGCGGAAAAGCTGGTGTATCTATGAAAATAATAGACTGGGGTTTATCTGGAGTTTCAAAAATGAAAGAAAGAGAATCGCCAATACAAGCTGTAAGGGACAGACCATTTCAATTCAATGTTCCATTTGGGGTTATATTATTTAACAATATCAATAATCTTATTACAAAGTTTAAAAAAGATCAGAAAATAGCATATAAGGATAAAGATAGCATCGTTCCTCTAAACTCATTAAAGCAACTTGCTACATATATTATTCATTATTGCCAATATTATGCTGGTTCCGGACATTCAACCTACATATTTTATGATTTGAGAAAATTAACAAAACCGTTTTCCTCATCTGAGATAAGCGGGTCGGATAATGTTACTGCAAACTGTTATAAATATGGTATTTTTACAAGTACTTATGTAATAGACTATATTGCTGATATATTGAAAAACTTTGTTAAAGGCGGAATGTTTGATGAAAAGGCATATTTTGATATTTATAGACACAACGTAGATATCTGGGGGTTTCTTACATGCTATAAAGATCTAATAGAAACTACGCCAGCCAAAAAATATCTTAAAAAAAATCTTATGTTAAAATTAAGTAATCTAGTATTTAAATATTTGTACAGCACGGAGTATGCTTCTAAAAAGATCCCCGTTAAAGAATTGATATCTCACTTACACGATTTAAATAAAGTTGTTGGGTTTAAAACAAAAATAAAACCAACGAAAAAGGCAAAGAAATCTAAAATGAAAATTGTGTTAAGACCGCCCAGTAATAATAGAGAGATTTCGATTCCTGCAGGTAAAAAGCGTTGTCCAAATGGATATGTTAAAAATAAAGCTACCGGAAAATGTAGAAAAAAAGGCACTAAGAAAGCGGACGGCACTGGAAAAAGACAAATAAAAACTATAGGAAAAGGCAAATATTCATTATTTATGGAAAATGGTTCGGCTCTCCATAAAGCCAAGGATAAAACTAGAAAACGATGTCCTACTGGATACAGAAAAGTTAGAATAGAGAATGGATATCTGATTTGTAAAAAAAAGAAATAAAATATAACATATTATCTTAAGGTATTATATCATGAAAATTGAATTATTAGTATTAATTATTACAGGATTTTTTTTAGCAAATACTTATCATGAAGGTAAATATATTACTATTTTAAAATCTTGGAAAAAATATTATCAGATGGCTGGTATTGCATTTGCTGGATTATCAGCATATTTATTTTTAAAAAAATATCCAAATGATACTAGAACACTTTTAACTTCTGCTGCAGGAGTTGTAAAATATCTACCAATTGATAAAGACGCTGGAGATATGTTTTCCCCATTAATTGATATGACAAAGAAAACAATTAGCGGTTATAATTTCCAAAGTTATCCTGATAAACAATCACAGAAAATATTGAACTCTGGAAACAATACTAATAACAAAAAAAGATGTGTTAGCGAAACTAAGAAAAAGTTTGTTGCTGCTAATCAGAATTGGA